GAGAAATATCCGCAGGCGATTGTCGACTTCGGCCGCGCGGCCGGAAACACCGTCGCCAATAGCGGCGGCACGCTCTGGACGGCCGCCGGAACCTCGCATCCGCTGAACGATCTGCAGACGTGGTCGCAGGTGGCCCTGCAGTCGACCGGCATCTTTCTGAACGACGTGATCATGCCGGTCGCGGTCTGGACGGTGTTCCGCGACCACGCCGACGTGAAGGACCGATTGAACCTCTATCGCGGCATCGGCGCGCCGCCCTCTCTCACGCTCGACGCGCAGTCGCAAGGCGAAGGCGGGAGCTATGTGGGGAACATCGACGGGTTCAACATCTTCGTGTACTCGTCCTGGTACATCGACCCGGCGGATAGCGTCGAGAAGCAGATCATCCCGACCGACTCGGTGATCATGGTCTCGGCGCAACTGGAAGGCGTGCGGGCTTTCGGCGCCATCCGCGACGAGGAGGCCGGGCTCCAGGCGACTCCGTTCTATGTGAAATCGTGGACCGAGCCCGATCCGTCGGTGCGCTTCGTCATGCTGCAGAGCGCGCCATTGGTAGTTCCGTATCGGCCGAACGCGAGCTTCAAAGCCAAAGTCATCTAGGGGGCCACGCATGCGGAGCAACCCCTTCGTCGGCCCATTCTCGGCTTTGTCGAGGCGTCAGGCGGGACGCGCGGCGAATCCCCGTGTCGGCGCGATTTCCGGCCCGTCGCCAATACAGGCCGGAACTCGCGCGGCGGGAGAGCCTGCGGCCGAGGGCGGCACGTTCCACAGCCGCTTCGCCGGGCAGCATATCCCGATGCTCTGGTCGGCGCTGCTGACCGAATTCGAGCGCGTGGTCGAGTACCGGATCGGCGCCGATGAAGGGCAGGCGTATTCGATCTCGATCATCTGGATCGAAGGCGCGGAGCCGGAAGGCGTTTCGCCCGGCCGGTACTCGCACGCGCACATCCGGCACTCCGATCTGCCGCGCCCGCCGTCCACCGCAGACGTGGTGGCGGCCGGTGGGATCGAGTACGACGTGGTGCGCGTCGACGCGCTGCCCTACGGCGTCTCGACGGTGGTCCTGCAAGCCAACTCGGAGGCCCGCTGATGCCGGTCAAGATCAAGCTGAAGAAGAGCGGCCACATCAAGAAGCCGAAGCTCGACAACGGGCAGATGACGCGCATCGGCAAGGACATGGTCTCGAAACAGTTGGCCCGGTGGGCGGCGCACAAGAACGCATCCGGCAACGAGGCGAAGCCGCTCGGCCGCAAGTACGTCTTCATCAAGAAGCGGATTCGCGGCGGCGGCACGCAGTATCGCGACAACCATCTCTCGGGCGTGCTGATCGAGAACTTTCTGCTGCGGAAAGCCATCGGCAACGAGATCCGCGCCGAGAACACCTCCCGCATCGGGCGCGAGCACGCGCGCGGCGCGGACAAGTACGAGCACATGATCGGCTTCTCGGGGCCGGAGCAGTCGGCCGTGCTGAAGAACGCGCAGAACGAATACGGCCAGTATCTGAAGTCGGCCTGGATACCGCTCAATGGTTGATTTGATCGAGTTCACCAACGCGATGGTCTCGAAGCTGCGGGCGATTCCGCCGCTGGTGGCGGCGCTCGATCCGCCGCAGCCCGACTCGATCTTCGGCTACATCGACATCCAGCCGACCTTCAACCAAGTCGAGGCGGCCAAGTATTCGCAGCGGCCGGGCAGCGTGATGGTGGTCTGGAATCAGGCTTCGCTGGTGGCGGGCGACGGCGGCATTCCGCTGCGGACGCATTTCGCGAGCTTGTATCTGCGGGCGCAGCGCGGGCAGTCGCCGTACACGCTCGCCCATCTCATCGATGTCGGCGTGCCCGTGCCCGGCGACACGCAGCGCTGGCACTACTGCGCCATCATGCCGGGCGTGATTCGCACCATCCTGCAGGACATCAAGCGGGAGACCGATCCGGAACACATCGATCTGTTTGTGATCGAAACCGAAACGCCAGAGTCAGGAGATCCATAATGGCAACCAACATTCAAGCTCCCATCGCGCCGCCGCCCGGCGAGGTGACGCCGCTCACAGGGCCGCCCTCGTGCCCGGCGAACGTGCGCGAAACCAAGATCTGCTTCGGCTTCAAACCGCAGGCCGATCTGCCGACCATTAACACGGTGGCCGAGATGTGGTCTCTCACCAAGACCAATCCGGCGCTTCTCACTGTGACGCCGATGAACGAGACCGACGCCAACGACATCGGCAAGGGCGACGAGTTTCCGACCAAGACGTTTCCGACGAACATCGACACGGCGGTGACCATCGAGAAGTACTGCTCGTCGGAATTTCTGGCGTGGCTGTTTTGCTTCTCGACGGGCAAGGCGACCAAGACCGGCACGGCGCCGGGCGCGCTCACCTATGCGGCCGTCCCGTCCGATCCGGTGACCAACTGCATCAACCTGCCGCCGTTCACTTACGCCGAGCAAATCAGGACGCCGCCCGAGAGCGTGATCGACCGGGCCGCCATCGGGATGGTGGTGAACGACTGGACGCTCACCATGGAGAGCGGGCCGGGCCGCGCCAACTGCCGCGTGAGCGTGAACTGCGTCGGCACGGGCAAGACGGCCGCGCCCTCGGGCATCACGCCGTGGCCGACCATCACCGCCGAGCACTTCCTCAACGCCGCGTCCGCGACGATCAACATCGTCGGCCAGGACTACATCATGACGGCGAGCTTCATCTCGCTCGAATTCCGCTGGAACAACAACGTGCGCCTGCCGAGCGGCCTCTATCCCGGCAGCGGAACCCAGAACGGATACGCGGTTCGCGGGCGCATGGAATACGCGACACGCGAGTCTTCGCTGCGGTTCGTCGCGCGAGCGCTCAAGGGCTCGCCCGAATACGCCGCGTTGATGGCGCAGCCGCAGACCGAAGGCCCGGCCACCATCACCGTCGACGGCGCGGTGATCGGCGCCGGGCCTGCCAAACATAGCTTCACCATCACCTATCCACGCGCCGTGTTCTCGGCCGTGGTCAACGGCGAAGCGGATGGCATCGTCACCGTCGACTGCACCGTGACCGGGCTCAAGCCGCCCACGGGCGACTACATCACCATGAGCGCAACGACGGAGAAGGACGGCATCCTCGCCCTCTAGGAAGGAGGCGGCTATGCCGCTGGTATCGATCTTTGTGGTTCTGGCCTTGCTGATGTTTCTTGTCGGCACGGTCAACGCGCAGTGGCCCGCCGGTCGGTCCATCAATTGGATTGCCGCCGGGCTCGCATTATTGACGCTGGCGTGGATCGTCAGCGGGAGAGGCTGAATATGACGTTCGACTCGAAGGCAGAGATCGTGATTCCGTCGCGCGTGGCGGCGACCAACGGCGAGGTGCAGGAGGTGATGGTGCGCTACCCGTCCGACGAGGAATGGGCGGCGCGCTCGCGCTCGCGCAAGATCATCATCCGCAGGCTCGGCCGGGGCATGACCGAGAACGTCCCGCCGCCGCCGAGCGATGCGGACGTGAGGCTCTATGAATCCATCACGCTCAACGGCGCGCCCAAGATGACGCCCGCCGAGGCGGCCAAATTTCTCGAGATGCTCTCGCAAGCGGACGTGTACAACGTGACCGTCGAGGGCGCCGAGGCCGTGGTCGAAATGAGCGTCATGACCGGCCACGTCGAGCATCGCATGAAGATCCCGACGGCCGACCAGATCGTTTCCTTCCGGAACGCGGGCTTCCGCGTGATTGACCTCCCCTTCAATCAGCAGGAGATTCGCGTCACTCCGGACGCTGGCGCGCGGCTCTACGATCAGTGCGGCGGCCGCAGCGATTTCTACACCAACGGCATCCCGTCGGTGCACAAGGACGCCGCCGTCAAGGCCGTGATCGAGACCATCGAGCGGACCTTCGCCCCGAGGATCGATGACGCAAATTTTTAGCCGGAGGGGGTTGGCCGGAGCAACCTTCGCCTCGATTCATCTTCAATCGCATGTTCAGACAGAGCGCTCTCTGTCCCTCGCCCATGAACTGTCCCGAAGTGCTGAACCTGGAGCCCGGCGCCGGGCCTTTCGCGCTGCCGTGCGAGGGCTGCCCGCAGCAAGCGCTCCTCGAATATTTGGCGTCACCGGCCGGGCAGATGACGCAATTGACCATCGACCTGGACTTCGCCCTGCAAGCGGGAATCACAGTGCGCCTGGACGAGATTCCCTATCCGATCTTTCTGCTACTCCGGCAGTTGGCTGACGAGCGCGACAAGTTTCAGGCGGAAGAAATCCGCAAGTCCTCTAAGCGAGATTGACCATGGCCGCCGCGAACCGCATTTATCTGCAGGTCCAGTTCGACTCTGCCGACGCGGACAAGAACATCGACACGCTCAACAAGAACATCGACAAGATCGGGACCACTTCCGAGAAGGCGACGGCGCAGGCGTCCAAGGGGATCAAGAGCGTCAACGTCACGGTGCAGCAGGCTTCCGACGATATGGCGAAGCTCGGCCGCGCCGTGGCGGCGCTCGGCATCTGGCGCACCACCAAGGAAATGGTCGCGATGGGCGAGGAGGTGAATCGCGCCAAGCGGCAGTTGGACGCGCTCGGGCTCGGGCATCTGCGGCAGGAGTTCTCCGCGCTGGCCGAGAAGACCGGCGTGAGCGGCGGCGTGATTCGCAAGATGGCAATCGATTACAAAGCCGTCGGCGTGGCGAGCGAGGATCTGACGAAGATGATCCAGCGCACGCTCGACATGTCCGCGAAGTTTTCTAACGAGGGGGTAAAGGGCGCGGGCCAGTTAGGGGAGGCGCTCGCCAATATGGGCCGGATGTTCCAGCCGACCTCGAAGGGCCTGCAGGCCGTCGGCGCGGCCGCGAACATCGCGTTCCCGGCGAAGGTGGCCGAGTTGTTCAACAAGCAGTTGACCATCATGCGAACGGAGGTCAAGCAATTCGATCCCGAAAAGCTGATGGAATTGCTCATCCTCATCGGCGGCATGGACGCCAAGGGCTACGCGGCCAAGGAAGCGCTGGTCACGGTGGACGCCGCGCAGACCCGGCTCGCCTCGCAGACCAAGAAGCTCGCGGGCACCATCGAGAACGAACTCGGCCCGGCCTTCATTCACTCCATCGATCTGATGACGGAGATGCTGAAGCTCGCGACCATGCTCGCGGGCGCCTTGGGCAAGCTGCCCGAGCCGATCAAAGATGTCGCCGTCGCCGTCGGCGTGTTCGCGGGAACCGCCATGATGCTCGGGCAGGTGTTCAATGTGGTCGGCCTCGGCTTCAAGGGCTTCGGCGCGGCGGTGACGTGGCTGAAGGGCTCGCAGCTTGCGGGCACGGTGGGGAGGCTCGCGGCCGGTCCCGGCATCACCGCTCTCGGGCTCGGCGGCGCGGCGGCCACGGCCAACGTGATTGCCGGGCAGGCGGCGGCCAAGGTGGCGTCGGAGGCGGCGGCCAAGGTCGCGGTGGAGGCGGCCGCGCAGGTGGCGGTGAAGCAGGCGGCGTCCAAGCTCGCGCGCGAGGCGGCCGCGAAAGCCGCGATGGAAGTGGCGGCGGAAGTCGCGGCGTCGGCCGTGGGCACGGCGACGGTCGAGACCATCGCGCGGCAAACGGCGGCGCGGGCGGCGCAGCGGGCGGCGGCCAAGGAGGTGGGGCAAGCGATTATCACCAGGAAGGCGGCGGATGAGGCGGCGAAGCTTGCGGCCGAAGCGGTGGCGACTGGCGCGGCCACGGCCGCCGGTGTAAGAGCGGGCGCCGCAGGCGCGGCGGCGGCGGGCGCAGGCGCGGGCGGGATCACTACTCTCGGGCTCGGGGCGGCGGGCGCCACCGGCATGGGAGTCACGGCGGGCACCCTGCTCGGCATGGGGCCGGTCGGCTGGATCACGCTTATCGGCGCCATCGCGTCAGCGGTATGGATTTGGTACGCGCACAACAAGATCAGCGACGAACAACGCGCGGCGGCGGCGGCCGTGGGCGGCGGCGGCACGCCGGAGGAAGTCGCGCGCCTCAAGGGCTTGGCCGTGAAGCCCAATGCGGAGGCCATCCGGAGCGGCCTCGAAGAGAGCCAGCGGGCGCTCGAAGAGGCGCGGGCGCGCGAGTTGAAGGCGGGCAAGGACAACGTGTCCGCGCTGACCGAGGGCTACGCGGACCACTTTCGCAAGATCGGAGAGATGGCGAAGTCCGTCGCGGACTATCGCAACGCGCTCTCGAAGGAGACCAGCGACGAGGCAAAAAAAGAAGATCTGATGGCGGCGCAGCAGCAGAAGGACGTGGCGACTCAACTCGCCAACTACCGCAAGGCCCTCTGGGCCGACGTTCACGCGGAAACCAACAAACTGCAGGAGGAGACTCGCCGCGACATCCGGCGCACGTATGAGGAGATCCACCGCACGCGCCGTCAGATTGCCGTCGCGGAAGCCGAGGTGATTCCGGACGAGACCTTCGCGGGCCGCAGGCGCGTGGCGCAGGTTCGCGCCGCAGCCACGCAGCAGCAGGCAAAGGCCGACATCATCGCCAAGCAGGTGGAACTCGATGCTCAGATGCAATTGGAAGTCAAGGCGCGCGAACGCGCCGGGCGCTTGGCCGGAGCGACTCAGGAGGAGATCGACGCAGAGACGATCAAGGCGAAGGAAATCTTCGGCGGCCGGATCATGGCGCTCGCGCTGCAGCTTAATTCCGAGATCAAGAAGCTCACGCTCGATGAGGAGAAGGAAACCAACGCGCTCATTCTGGAGCAACGCAAACAGCGGCTGGAGCGGGAGCTTCAGGACCGCATCGCCGTCATCGACCGGGCGGCCACGCTCGAAATCGGCCACCTGCAGGCCGAGCGGCAGGCCACTCTGAGCGGGCGCCTGGACGTGATCCGGCGCGTCACCGAGGCCGATCAGAGACGCATCCTCCGCACAAAGGACGAGGCCATCGACGCGCTCAACGCCGAGCTTGATTTTTATAAGCGCATCCACGGCGAGGAGAGCGAGGGCTACAAGGAACTGCAGACCGACACCACGCGCGAAGTCAACCGCATCCGCATGGACGCCGACACGCAGTATCAGATGAATCGGCTGAAGGGATGGCAGGAGACCGATCAGGCCATCCTGCAGAACCAGGAAGAGCTTTTCTCGGGCATCAAGGGCTTCATGGAGGGGATGTGGGACGCCGTGATGGACAAGTCGAAGAGCGTTTGGGCGAGCATCGGCAGCTTCATCACCAGGACCATGATGGGGGTGCTGCGGACGGTGGTGACGAACACCCTCGCGGCGCAGGTGACCACGGCCGTGGGCGGCTTCCAGGTGGCCTTTCCGCGCGGCGTCTGGCGGGCGCCCTACTTCCCCGGCGCGGGCGCGCCTCCCGGCATCACCGACATTCCGTCGACCGGCGCGAACGTCAGGTACGACACCGAGGCGAATCGCGAGGTCGGCCGCGATCTCAGCCAGATCGTCAGTGACGCCGCCATGGAGGATTGGAACCGGCGCGCGGCCGTCGAGATGGTCGGCACCGGCGGCGCCGATGTAGCGGAGACGCGCGGCGCGGTGACGGCCGCCACCGGCGGCGGCGGGCGCGCTGGCGGCGGCGGGCTCGGCGGCTTCGGCCAGAGCATCGCGGGCATGAAGGCTTCCTTCGGCATCGGCGGGCTGGTCAAGACCGCGAGCGGCGGCTCGGTGATCTGGGAAGTCGCCACCCCTCGGGAGAAGCTCAATGCCGTGCTGCGGAGCAAGGGAATGGCGAACATGCTCGCCATGGCGGGCATGCCGATGTTCATGTCGAGCCTCTCAAAGCGCGGCGTGGGCGCGGGCATCCAGGGCATCGCGGGCGGCGCCATGGCCGGAGTCGGACTCGCGACCATGCTGCCCGCCCTGCATCTGTCGCCCATCGGCGGCGCGGTGCTCGGCGGCGGCCTCGGCATTCTGGCGGCGGGCTACAAGCGCGGCGGCAAACTCGGCGCGGCCATGAGCATCGGCGGCGGCGCCATGGCCGGGGCGGCGATTGGCGCGATGCTCGGGGCCATGACCTTCACCCCGTTCGGCGTGGCGGCGGGCGCGCTGGTGGGCGCGGCCATCGGCGCGGTGGCGGGCGGCGTGGCGAGCATCGTGCGCGCCTTCCGGCCGCCCAAGGAAGAGCAAGTGCGGCGGATGCTGCAGCAGGTGTACGGCGTCGACATCGCGGATCGAGGGCTGCGGCAGCAGATTGCGGATCTCGCGGACCAGCGCTACAACGGCGACATTCGGATGGCCGTGTACTCGCAGGAGGCGCAGGAGATGGTCCGCTTGTACGCGCTGACCACCGGCCAGAATCCGGCGGGCCTGCCGCGCCAGATGTACGGCGCGACCTACGCGCAGTCGGCCGCCGGAGGGCTGCAGCTTCAGCCGGTGTATTCCGGCGGGCGTCTGGTCGCGAATCCCTACGTGGGCACCACCACCACGCAGATGGCGCAGATGGGGCAAGGGCCGATGTTCCTGCAGTTGGACCCGTATCAGGCGTCGAGCTTATTCAGCGGGCAGGTGGTGCAGGTGCTCGGGCAGAACCCCGGCGCGGTGGGCACGGCGAATACGACGGCGGCGAGATCGGGACAGGGAAGGCAGGCCCAGTCGAGCGCTCTACTGGAGCCTGCCACGGTGATGGCGTGAACGGCTATTCGGACAGGAACAAGAAGGCGATCTTGATGACGGCTCGAACGATGACGAAAACGATGATGAACCGGCCGACGCTTGACCAGAACAGCCGAAGAAAAGCCGCGTGCTCCGGCGCCGGTGGCGGCGGCGGCTCGTAAGGTCTGACGTTGGGATCTGGCGGGCCAAAAAGAGTAGTCATTAAGACAAGTATACCAACGTGCTGAATCGCTCATAATATGCCCGGCTTCATCGCTCCAGCTAACCCGGTCGACGTGATCCCGGCGGGCTTCTATTCGAGCCTGCAGGAAGAACTGCGGATCGAGAGCTTCATCAACATGTATCCGGACGGATCGAGCGACCGCATGAAATTGCAGGACACGCCGCGCCACTTTTTTCGCATCACGCGCCGCGTGACCGGCGCCGAGTATTCGACGCTCTACACGTTCTTCAAGGCCCATCTGGTGACGCCGTACTACTTCTATCTGCCACGCGAGACCTCGCCGCCGTTCACGC